CTCAGAGCAATGAGGATGACGAGCCGCCTCGCCAAAAAAGAGCTGAACCGGCTGATGAGGAAGAACCTCCACGCCGTGCCTCAAAACCCGCTACTGTGGTTGCTCCGGCATCCCGTAGCACCCCGCCTAGTCGTGTTCGACTGAAGGCATCCGAAGCTGCGATAGCCCGCAGGCTTGGGGTCCCTTTGGAAGAATATGCGAGACAGGTTGCAGCACTTAGTAAAGGTTAAAAATGGAACAAAATACGCAAACACAAACGCAAGGTCGTCAGAATCGTCTGACTCGTGAACTTGATTCACGGGAAACTATTCGCCGTCCTACGTCATGGAAAGCCCCCGAGGTTTTGCCGTCCCCTGACAAACGTCCGGGTTGGGCACACCGCTGGGTGCGTATTAGCATTCTTGGTAATGCTGATCCATCTAATATCTCTTCTAAGTTCCGTGAAGGATACGAACCCTGCAAAGCAGAGGACTATCCTGAACTCATGATGCACGCCGCTACTGAAGGTCGTTTCAAGGGAAACATCGAAGTAGGTGGTTTGTTGCTCTGCCGTATCCCTGATGAGTTTATGGAGCAACGCTCGCAGCATTACGAGCGCCAAAACAAGGCTCAAGTGGAATCGGTGGACAACAATTTCCTTCGTCAAAGTGACGCGCGGATGCCTCTCTTCGCGGAGAAATCATCCAAAGTCACCTTTGGTTCTGGTTCATAAATTTTGGAGTCCTAAATGGCATATCCTACCGTTGACGCCCCTTACGGGCTGAAGCCGATCAATCTGATCGGTGGGCAGGTGTTCGCCGGAGCTACTCGTCAACTCGTTATTGCTAATACTTCTGGTACCGGTTACGGCACCAGCATCTATTACGGTGACGTGGTGAAGATTGTTTCTGGTGGCACCATTGAAAAAGACGCTGGCACTACGACCGCTACCCCCTGTGGCGTGTTCTTGGGTTGCCAGTACACGAGCGCCACTACTGGCCAACTGACCTTCTCGCAGTACTATCCTGCAAGTTTGGCAGTTAAAAATGGCACGATCATTCAAGCCTTTGTGGCCGATGATCCTGACCAGCTGTTCAAGGTTGTGCTGGTTACCGGCACTACTGCAGACAGCACTTCTAGCGGTTTGCTGCCCACTTTCCTGGGTCGCACCGTTATTGGTTCTAACGCTCAATTGGTGCAGAACGCAGGTTCTACCGTGACTGGAGACTCCAAGGTTGGTATTTATACTGCCGCTGGTGCCACCACGACCGACACCCTGCCCATCCGCATTATTGATGTGGTGCCTGATACCGCCAACACTTCTGGTAACTTCTGCGAAGTTATTGTGAAGTGGAACGCTGCCAGTGTGGCTAGCTTGACTGGTGGTCATCAGTATCTCAACCCGACTGGCGTCTGATCCAAGGAGTAAATCATGGCAATTTCACGCGCACAACTGCTGAAAGAGCTGCTCCCTGGTCTGAACGCCCTGTTCGGTCTGGAGTACGCTCGCTACGGCGAAGAACACAAAGAAATCTACGAAACCGAGACTTCTGAGCGTTCGTTTGAAGAAGAAACCAAGCTGTCTGGCTTCTCCGCCGCCCCGGTGAAGAACGAAGGCTCTGCCATTGCTTATGACAATGCGCAGGAAGCTTGGACCACCCGCTATACGCACGAAACCATCGCTCTGGGTTTCTCGATCACCGAGGAAGCCATCGAAGATAACCTGTACGACAGCTTGTCTGCTCGCTACACGAAGTCGCTGGCCCGTGCTATGGCATACACCAAGCAGGTTAAGGCTGCTGCGGTTCTGAACAATGGCTTTAGCTCTAGCTACCCCGGTGGCGACGGTCAAGCTCTGTTCTCTACTGCTCACCCCCTGGTGTCTGGCGGTACCAACAGCAACACGCCCTCTACCCAAATTGACCTGAACGAGACTTCCCTGGAAGCCGCCGTTATTCAGATCGCCGCTTGGACGGATGAACGTGGTCTGCTGATCGCTGCTAAACCCAAGAAGATGATTGTTCCTCCGGCACTGATGTTCGTTGCTGACCGTCTGCTCGAAACCGAGCTGCGCGTTGGTACCAACGACAATGACATCAACGCCATCAAGAACATGGGCGCTGTGCCGGAAGGTTACTGTGTCAATCACTTCTTGACCGACACCAACGCTTGGTTCCTGACCACGGATGTTCCCAACGGTATGAAGCACTTTGTGCGTACGCCGCTGCAGAATTCCATGGATGGTGATTTCGACACCGGAAACGTTCGTTACAAGGCCCGTGAGCGTTATTCGTTCGGCTGGTCTGATCCATTGGGCGTCTTCGGTTCGCCCGGTTCAACCTAATATTTCTTTG